GTCCTTTGATTCTGTCCACCCGATGGGGAACCCCATGTACCACTCGCACCACTCCGGGTTCAGTTGCCCACCATTCCTGTCCGAGAATTGAGAGTTCAGACATGGGGTCTTTCTCTTTCCGTACCGATGGCTCGGCGGGTCCACTTGTTTCGCGTCCTGAGTATCGGCGTCGCTTGCCCGCAATATCGGAAGCATTCCCTTGCTCGCCATGTTGCGCAGACTGAGACGAAAGGGAGCGCCCGGATATGCCGAGCGATTTCCGCCGCCGTCCGATGCGGTTAAGGTGGGCAACAAAGAAGGTACGTTGGCGGAAGTGCGGGGCGCCCATGCCTGCAAGCGGATAAACAAGCGGTGGGAGGATTTCATATCCTTCAACTTCCATCTCAGAAAGCACAGCCTCGATCGCCAGACCGTTTTCAAGAGCAAAGATTCCAGGAGGATTCTCTGCCATGATCCATCGGGGAAGAATCGCGCGAACGACTCGAAGCATCTCCGGCCAGAGCCATCGGTCATCTGCTCGGCCTCTACGCTTTCCAGCAACGGACGACGGCTGGCACGGTGGGCCGCCGGAAACAAGGTCAACTGCGCCAAAGTCTCGGTCTGGGAAGGCGTGGATATCTGTGCATCGGTGGACGCCGGGCCAGTGACGGGCAAGGACGGCAAGGCAATAGGGGTCTCGCTCAACTTGCGCGATGGTCGTGAATCCTGCCCACTCTGCGGCAAGGTCGATTCCCCCGATGCCGGTGAATAGAGACACATGGGTCACTCAGTCCAGCCCGTCGCGGTGATTCTGCGGCCACGGCCCGCGCGGCACGGGGCGAAGAGCCTCGGCGATGTCGATCTGTTGAACGATGGGCCCCCGGCCTTCGCGCAGGGACACCTTCTCCATCGCATCCAGCCGGCAGCCGTGGCAGAGAGTGTCCCCGGGTTCCACGGGGTCTCCGCAGGTGCAGTACAAAGGCGGGAGGAGTTCCGGCTCATAGAGATGAGCTTTGTCCACGAAACCTTCTACCGCTTCCTTCCGGATTCGGTAGAACGCCCACGGCGTGCGAAAGGTCGCCCCGCTCTCGGCGCAGTCCTCCAAGGTCTGGAGGGCCGTCCCTTTCTTCCAGTAACCGGCCCACTCGGTACGACAGAGGAACTCCTCCTCGGAGATTTCCTTCCACTCGTCGGGCAAGCCGACGTACATGCGTTCGATGCGAATTGTGGTACTCTTCACGACAACCTCCTGCGCCTTCGGGCGCTGTCCAAGAAAGCGGGGGCCACCGATGATTGACGTCAGGTGGTGGACCCCCGCAGGAGGCCCAACGCGCTCGCGGGGAACGCGCTGGGCTTCCAGCCAAACCCTATGACACCTTCAGCAGGCCGTACTTCTCGCGGAGAGCCAGATTCACAAGCCGCACCATGGACTCGCCAGCCGCGGCTTCCTTCGCTTTCCGCAGCGCCTGGTAAACATCTGCCTCAAATGGAACGTTCATTCGCACGACCTTAACCTTCTTCAAAGTTCCCCTCCTTCAGGTATCATGTTGCAAGTGTAAACACACCTTGCTGACCTTGTCAACACTTTTTTAGTGTTTTTTTTGTGTTGCGTATGGACACAGTTTGTGCTATGGGTGCCCGTCAATTACTTGCTTCATACCGAGTTGCCGATGGAGCAATCTGGTTGTGATCGGGGAATAGCCAATCATGTCAGCAGCCTGGCGAGCAGAGTACAACTTTCCACTTTCGCCAATCTCTTTAGAATAGATATTCTGTCTACCAATGCTTTCCATATCGTCCCTGTGGGGGTTTCTGTCAGATTCGATACATCGTCCCCGATATCACACTGGGCCATTTTCGCCCACATCAAGTGAATCCTTTGTATCACTTGCAACCACACTTGTCAAGCATTATTCTGGTGCGATGAAAACCTCAAAGTTGATTTCGACAACATTCGCCCTGATTTTCGTAATAGCAATCATCCTCAAGGCGATCTACGGGCAACCGGTGATCGGAGTTCTGCTCTTAGGCTTGATTTCACAGGGCCTCATTTGGGGCGTGGTAGGAATCTCCAAGATCATCAGAAGTTACCACCACCGCAACGCGCGTCCGCCCTCGTAGCCTGCAACGACGACAGCAACAACGAGCAGAACGGACCCGCCGATCTTCAGGACCTTGTTCTCCAGCTCCAGAGCCTTCGCGTCAGCCTGGGCTCGGATGGTAGATGCGATAGAGTCTGACAAATCCTTCTGCAAGAGCGTGGACTTGCTTTCCGATCTCGCCTCCGCTTCCCTTGAGGCTTTCAGCGATGCCCTCAATCCCACGTTTTCCAGCGTCAATGAGTTGTTGCTGTCCAGCAAGCTGAGATTGCTGGCGCTCAATGATCCGTTGTTCGTTGTCAGCGTGCCCACTTGCGAGATCAAGTTGCTGATGAACAAGTCGTAACTCCCTGGCAAGTCCGTCGCGATCGGCAACAGCGCCTGCCAGAGAGGTTCGGAGATTGGCGAGATCAGTGTTGAGTTTTGCCCCTGCGCCGTGGGTGAGATACAGAGCAAGAGCGCCACACAGAATGACACCAGCCCAAAACGCCAGCGCATAGCCGTACCAGCCTTTCACCGTTTCGTCCATCGCCCCATCACGAAGCCGATGAGGTAGACCATCAGGACCACCAGCAGGAACTCCCCTATGTCGATCGGGAATGCCATCAAGGCTTTGCGATCGGCGTGTCAGTGAACCAGATGCGCAGGATGCCGTTGCCCAGCGCGTTGACCGCCGTCAGCGATATGATCCACACCTCGCTGCGCACCACCCCGACGACGGCCCCGACCACGCCAACGACCAGCGTGATAACGTTGAACCACAGCGTCTTGCTCAGCCACCAGTTCTTTGCCTTCATCCCAATCCCCCTATGCTTTCAAAACGAGTACCCCAGGGATGAGATCCCCGGGTTTGATGCCCTTTTGATCCAGAATGGTCCCGAACTCTTCAAGATCCGGTGGTTTCACGACGAAACATGCGGCGCTCCACGCCACTCGCGTCCACTGCCCCGCAGGATTCGGCCGCGGCTTCTGCCAGTCGTGCATCAGCCACCTATTCTTGTCGGCAATCTCGACGCTATCCATGTCAATGTACCGGTGCGCCAGATCGTATGTGTCGCAGATTCCGTGGATGCGGCCATAGAAGGCACGCGGATCGACAAACGCCTTCAGCTTGAACGGCCCTTCCGCCACAGTCTCGTTGAACACACCTCCTGGGATGTTGCTCACCGTTTGCGCCTCGGAGGACCAGTACAGTGCATCGCCGTACAGACCGTCTCCCAAGTAGAGTTCGATCCTGTCCAGAGAGTTGTGGAAGTCATTGTTTCCCCAGTCGTCCGGTTTCTCCGGAAAGCGTTTACATTCCAAGGATTCTGGCCGTCGAATGACTTTGATGAACATCACTTAACCTTCTGGCTGACAGCCCCATCTGTCAGAATCCCTTTCAATTCAGTGAGCGCCGCCTCGGCTTCATTGTCAGTTTCATCGTTCACATGACGCTGGAGAAGTACGAGAAGTGCCCGTGCCATCGTGGGGATGAGCCTGTCGAGCCGGTCAAGTCGTTTCGGAGTATGCCAAAGCCGAGCAAGTGAAGCCGCAATGACCGTGAGGAGAGTCACCAATATCGCAGAACCTGCACCGATCAAAATGCCTTGCGTCACTGGATTCATCACGCCTTCTCCACCGTGAGGTTGGCGATGATCGCCTCCGTCACCTCGTCCGTGGCCACGGGGCCGCCGTCCACGTGAAGCGTCCACGGGTCGTCGGGGAAGTCGCGGTTGTGCACCTCGCAGGTCAGGGCGCACCGTTTCGCCAGCCCGCCGTCGCCGTCAGGCCCAGCCACCGGCGCGAAGGCCGCACTCCCGTCCTTCTGTCGAACTTCGATTACCATGCTCTCATCCTCCTCATGCGTACCTTTGGCCGTTCATGTACAAGTGGGCGATGATGTCAGACTGGTGTGTCGTTAGGCCCGTGCGCGGGGTGCCGTTGGCGGTGTCGGTGGTGGGGGAATTGGTAGGAGTTCCTGCCAGGGAGTTTCCGTATCCGCTCTGAAAAAGCCCATAGCTTCCACCACTCCCTGTGCCTGTCAAATGCCAGTGCCCCTGCTCCCGGTCCCGCCGCCGAAGTCCAAGGATGGTCTCGTTGTTGCTGTCGTTCGCCGAGGCGATGCCGCGTCCTGCCGCCTGCAACACTCTCGCGCTGGTCGTCGGGTTGCTCTCGCTGTCGGCCAACCGATGCTTGTAGAACTGGCACGACGCCCCGAGCGCCGTAGGGCCTCCGTTGGTGCTCACAGGTATGGTGAACGAGATTGTCAGCGCCCCGGGATTCACGTTGGTGATGAAAAAGTTTCCCGCCGGGATGTTGCCGATGGATGAGGCAAGGAAAATCGTGCGCCAGTTGGTGTACGTACCTTCCACCGCTTCATCTTCGAGAAGCGAAGTCAGCAGGGCGACGTTGGCCGCGTTGTTCGTGAAGGTGAGGATGCCCGTAGTGGTGCCGGTGACCTGCCAAGTCGTCGTCGTGAAGGTCGTGACCTGGCTGCCGGTACCGTCCGCATAGGAGAGAAGCAAGCCGCGCAGATACGGGACGAGGAGCGGCCAATTCGTGGTCGTGATGACCTGATCCGCCACGTCGAGACAGAGCCAGGGTTGGTGTGCCGCAGGGTTGAGAAAACTCCATGCGACAGGGGTTATTTTCTGCCCGTCGATGTACTGGAGGGCGCCGAGGGGGAGCTTGTTCTCGCTCTCCAGCCGGGCCTGGCTGACAAGCGGCTTGGCGATGAGCACCCAGGTGTTTGCCGAGACCGCCATGATGCTCGCGCTGTCCCACTGGTCGAAGAGGTCAATCTCGGTCTGCCCGCTGATGAGGTCGGAGCCCTGGCGGATGATCTTCACCTTGCCCGCCCCGGAGTCCACCTTGTTGTAGGTGTAGATAGAGCCGAGCACGCTGGAGGCCAGGGGCGGGTTCTGCGTCGAATCACCCGCCCCAGTCGTGATGTTCTGGATCGGCGTGATGATCCCCTGCGCGACACCCAGAGATGCGGCGTTGACGAACCCTGCCATCGCACCCGATACAGGCGCCGAGGCCAGGCCGGTGGCGACGTTCGGTTGCCCGCTGCCGTCAAAGGACATAAACTTGCTCGCCCGCGTAGGCGCATCTGGCAGTCTCGAAGGTGCAGCCTCACCGATCGGGATCTTGATTGCCGTGTCGGAGTCCCCAGCAATACGGTGGATCGAGAAAAGAAGCCTGTCCACCGCCGCCTCAAAGGTGCGTGAAGGGAACTTCGTCCCGAAGGGAAAGCTGTACGGCTGGATGAGGGAGGGGTACCGGGTGAGCACGATCGTGTTCGCAGCCGCCCAACTTGCCGCCGTGTAGACGTTCATCCCCGTGATCGTCGAGGTGGCGGTGATGTCTGTGACCGCCCCCGTTGAACTCCTCACCTGGACCAGGATGTCCTCGGCGTTTCCGCCAGCATCCAGTGTGACCGAGAAGGTGATCGCGTAAGGCCCAGTGTCACCCCTTCCCACGTAAGACTGATTGTAGAGAGGATTGGCGACGCTCATCGTTTCACTCCTTCGTCAAAGCCTTGACGATGACCTTCGGCGTGCTGTATGGCAGCTTCAAGGCGGTCATAAGCATCCGCACCCCGTTGTCAATAAACTTCCACATGCCCGACGCTTGCTGCCGCTGGGTGTCTCCCGAAACCCAATCCGCGAAACCGGTCAGAAAATTCTTGAACATCGAGATTGCTTGATCGGTGATGAGGATGGAACCGCCGCCGATCCCCCGGCCCGTGAAAGCGTCACTTGCCAGCCGAACGATGTCCCGAACGACGGGGAAGTAATACGCTTCCTGGCCGATCATCCCGACAGCACCCTGCGGTTTCCTGCCAGCCAATTTGTCACGGATGTCGTATGCGATCTGTTGCGCCACAGGTTCAAACACCAGCAATCCGATCATCACTTTCACCACCGCCGCCTTGTTGTGCGCGGTGGGATTATTGACTGCCTTTCGGATCGTCTCTTTCATCAGGGTTTGCGCGCGGATGGCATCAGAGCCATAAGTGGCGAGCGTCTGTTCAAGCCATGAACCTTCCTGAAAACTGGAATGCATCTCGGCCATCGGGACGACCTGTGTGTGTTCAAGCGCGTACTCGGCGTACCGGTAGGCAAGCGCCATCTTCTGCTCTATCGCTAGTCCCGCCGTGTCCTTGATGCCGAGTGCAGTCTTCACCTGCTCCGATAGTTTCCCGCTCTGCAACTGTTCCATCGCGGTGTTGAAAGCGCCCTTCATTCCCACACGCGACATGGCACGGTTGATTACCCGCGCGGGGTAGGCAAGCACGCCGCGGATCGTAGACAGTCCCCTGCCAACCGCCGTTTTCTTCGCGGCCTTCATCGCCTCCAGCATGTCCTTATTGAACCCGAGTTCCTGCCGGAACTTCGAGTATTCGGTGGACCACTGCATCAGTTCTTTGTGCACGCGGGTAGGATGAGCAAGGGCCTCCATCGCGCCGAGGATGTAATTCTTGCCGTCCACCAGCCCCGAGGTATAGAAGCGACTCGCGCCGAGAACATCGTTCATCCACCAGATCGGGTTCATCGATCCCGTGGAAGCGACAAGGCCCGACTTGGCACTCATCATAAACTTCTCAAGCGAGTTGAAGTCCTGCGCATTATTCACCACCCGGCGCAGGCCCGCTTCAAGTTCCCTGTACATGCTTTCGCCCCACCGCTTCACGATGTCGGGCTGCAGGTCTTTCAGGAGTTTCGCGGCGTTCAGTACCGGTTGGTCCACGTTGATGTACTGCCCCGCCCAATCCATGTGCTCGCGGAAAACCTCGAAGGCATCGCGGACATAAATCGGACCGACTGTGTGCGTCCGCTCGATTGTGCGGCCCTTCGGCATCCCGATGTTCAGGTACGTCTTCTTGAATTGTTCTTTCGCGGTGTCGGCTTCCGGAGCGGTTCCCCTTCCCACTTCCATGCGGTCAATGGGGAAATACTCCTGTTGCAAGTCCATCGAGAAATCGTGAACGTCAAGATACTGCTTTCCGACATCCAGCCCGGCCTTCTTGAAGCCCGCTCGCATAGCATCATAGAAAACCAATTCGTCCGGCGTGAGACTGTCGGCAACGGCCTGCATCTGCGATTCACTCAGACGGATCGGCTCCCACCGTTCGCGCCCCTTGCGGTTCTTGAATTGGAATCCAGAAGAAACCAGATCCCGGCGGCTGTCTTCCTGCGCCATGAGGAACTTCATCGCGATGCGATCCCCGCGTGTGAGGGAAACGGTCTTCTCCACCGTCCGCGCGGACCCCGGGCGCATGGAGGTCATTTTCATCGTCACCACTTCGGTACGGAACTTGTCGATATCCCCTACCCGCTTGGCCACGTCTTCAACGGCTTTCGTGAACTCTGCATTCCGGTCCATCGTCCACTTCAACGCACCGCGCTGGCCTCCCTCGCGCGAGAGTACCGCCGCCGTGTCACTCCCGTGAACCTGCTTGTATGCGTCATAGAGTACCGAATCCTCTCCGCCGCCCACGACGGCCATTAGGTGATCCCACGGGGTCATGTGGCGACCGAAGAAGTCACGTACCGATCCGGCCTTTCCGCCGATCTTCTCCTTCAACGTCGGGTTGGAACGGACGATGTTGTCCTGGACCTTCTTCAGCTCGGGCATTTCGGCCTGCGCGTCCCGTGCGGCAACGGCCCGGTCGATCCTCTTCCCCCGCACCTTCACGCCGTGGAAATCGTTCTGCGCCTTCACGTAATAACGGACGGCCCGATTCACGGCCCGCCATTCGTCCATCGTCAGTGAAGGCAAGTCTTTCGCCGCGGCTTCGTTCAGGAGGGCGATGTCAGATTCAGAGAAGTCCGCCGCGCCTTCCTTGGTCATGGTTTCAAGGCGCGTTTTCAACTCGGCCAGCTTCGAGAGTTTGCGGGGAGTGCCGGCCTCGATGTTGAACGGTGCGAGTATCTCATCAACCCACGTCTTGAACTCGGGCCGCATGGGTTTCGCCTGCGCATCACGGAGGGAAATGACGATCTTCTTGACCTCGGCCCGGTCGTTCGCCTGCTGCTTCGCCGTGGCGATTCGCTCCCGGAAAGTAGCCTTCACTTCCTCAATCTTGGCGTTCTTCGCGGCACGGAGAGCATCGATGCGTTGCGTGAGTGTCGCCTGCATCGCCTCCCGCTTTGCCTGGTAGGATGCTTTGAGCGCATCCTGTTTCCCTTTGGCAGCGGCTTTGATCGCCGCAATCTCTTCCTTGCTGGCAACCTTCAACGCCGAGACTTGCTCTTCCAACTTCGCAATGTGCGCCGTGAGTCTGTCGACAACAGGATCGCCTTTGATCGAGGCCGCTTCGCTGGATTGAGTCTCCTTGTCCAGCCGAGTCCAGAAGTCTTCCATCTTCTTGGACAACACGGGTTCCACCGGGGGCGTATCAACGGGAGCCTCGAAGTGCTGCAGACCATGCTCGACGGGTTTCTCGGCAAGCGCGGCCTGCGCCTTGTCGCGCTCGGCAGAGAGTAGAGCCTTCACGCCGGGATCCGTTTCCTTCGCCAGCGCGTCAGAGTACGCTTTGACCTCAGCCTCCCGTGCGGCCTTCGCGGTCTCTTGCGCCACCTTGTGAGGGTTCAACTCTTCGATGGTCTTCTTCAGTTCCATCCCCGCCGCGTCGGTCGGGTTCCACTCAATCGGCTTGCCGGGGTTGTCACGCGCCACGCGAAGGATTGCCTTCGATGCTTCCTCGGGTGTAGCACCGGCCATGTCGATTGAATCTATCCGAACCCCGGCATCCGTCACCGTGGTTTTCACCTCCGGCTCATGGGCGACGCGAATCTCCATCACGCGAGCCGGCGCTTCCTGTTTCGCGGCGGGTTCCTTAAATAGATTCTCAAACACCTTTTGCATCTCGGGGGAGACTTCGCCCTTTCCTGCCAGGGTGCGATAGACACTCTTCATCAGCTCCGCGACCTTCTGGAACAGGGTGGCGAGCTCGGGAGTCGGAGCTTTGCCGGTAGTCGCCCACGTTTCAAAGTCGGTAGCAAACCGCTCTTCGTGCGCAGTCTCCCATTTCCCCGCCTGCACGCCGTAATGTTTCTCTGCGATTGCAAGGTCGGGCGCATCGAGTTGGCGACGGAAGATATGCGCGGACTCGTGGACAAGGGAAGTGAAGTCGGCTCCCTTGAATGCGTGGAGAATCGCCCTCCCGCCCTCGGCGAAGGTGACAGCGGCTTTGTTGCCCTGGAAGAACGTGCGATCTGTTATCTGGATGTTGCCAGGATCGAATACGACATAGTTCGTGCCCTTGGCAAATGACTTCGCGACATTCCCTCCGGAGATAGTTCCCGTGGGGTATTTGATCCCGTCCACGCCGGAGCGGGAGAGAAAGTCGGATGCGGCCTTATCGCTTCCCAGCGCCATCGAAAGATACTTGTAGACATCCTCCGTGGTTCCAGTCTTGATCGCCTGCTTGAAGCGTTCGACAAGGTAGCCCTTGTTTTCCATGTTTCCGAAGATGGCCTGATCCGCCGCGCCGGTGAGAATGGCCTTTTTCTGCACGTCCGTTGGAGTCTCGTACCACGATAGAAAATTGTCTTTCTCGACGGAGGTTGAAAGTACCTGCCGGGCCTCCCCTCCCCTTCTGCGGGAAACGAAATCGGCATAGTACTTTGCGATGTCCTCACGGGAAGTCATGTAGATCCCGGCACCGAAAGAAGCGTTCCCCTCACCCGTACCGGCTTTGGCCGCATCGAATTGCTGGAAATCATAGGCCGTCCCGTGCAGAGCTTCGGTCTGCGCGAGGGTGTCCGCGCCGGGCTGCATCTCGCCGAAGATGTTCGGGTCGAGGTACTTCGCCGTCCATGCTTCCGTCGTCATGCCCTGGGCCTTGGCCCGGGCTTCGATGAGAGCCGCAGCTACATCTGCGGCGCCGGGTTCGAGGTTTGGCACACTCCGCTGGAATGCATCGGCAAGGACGGCGGTGCCGGGGACCGGAGCGGTTCGCTCGGCAGTCTGCTTCGCCATCTCGCGGGCCATGTTGGAAATCTTCCCGCCTTCGATCATCGCACCAGGGACACCGGCGAGAGCGCCGAACGCCCCCCCGACTGCCGCCCCGAGTCCGATCTCGCCGAGTATTTCTCCAACGGTGGCATGTGTGAGATTGGTTCCGTCCACACGGTTGTTCAATTCGATGGCAAACTCACGGCCCACAGCGTTGATCGAAGCCGCCGCTCCCCCGAACGCCGCCTGTTCCAATGTCGAACCGAGCATCCGTTTCCCAGCCGTCACCACGGAGGATTGCAGTGTTCCCGAAAGTGCCGCTTTCTTCGCGGCGGTGATGAGCGCTTCGTTCGTCAGTTGCTTGATGCCCGGGATCTCCGAAACCCTCAGACCCATGAGTGCCGCCTGAAGCAATCCCATGCCGAGGGCCGCGCCCGTGGCCACACCATCATCCACCCCGGCATCACGCAAACCCCGGTAGGCCGCTCCAGAGAATGAGCCGGAGAAAGCCTCCCCTGCCATCTGTGCATACCCGAGAAAGTTGGTTGCCGGTTTCTGCCCCACGGCCCGCGCCATGTACTCACCCGACATGAGCGCCGCCACGTTGTCAGCGACGAACGCGCCACCGGCATATGCCTGGTAGCCGAGGCCGTAGAGAATGGACATGAGCCCTTTCGGGACGGCGGCCAGTTGATCCTTCGGAATCTTGGCCTTCATCTCCTCAATTCGCGCCTGCAATTCGGGAGACTTATCACCTGAAAGTTGCCGCATGCTGAGGGCGTTGATCTGGTTCTCGATCTGCACGCCAGTGAACGTGTTCCCCGTGGCGTCGATCTGTTTGCCAACCCAACCTTTCAGCTTGCCCCACAGTGATGTTGGTTTCTCGGGAGTACCGGTCCACTGCGTAGCAAAAGAGTCGTAGTGCTGGAATACCATCCCCGGGGGAACCCCGAGTGCCTTCGCCATTGCGATGGACGAATCGACCTTGGCCTGTTCACTCACGGGATCGGGAGAAGAGGCAACCTGTTGCCTGATAGCCTCAGCGGGATCGGGAGCCATCACCTGTTCGGCGGACAAGCCCCACTTGCCGGCATCGGCCGGAGGTTGCGCAGAGGGAAGTGGCGGAAGAGCGGGAAGTGTGGCCGTGGCGCCGCTCACCTGTTCATCCGTCAGCCCCCACTTCGAGAGGTCGCTCACTTCTTGCCCCCGAACAACTGTGTCTTCAATTGGTCAGTGACAAGAGTGGTCGCGTCGGTCTTCGGGTCAAAGAGGTACCATTCCTCATCGTTGGTTTTCGGGTTGATCTTCACCGTAAATAGACGGTTCTGTCCGTCGAGGGTTTTCACACCGTACACCGCCCTGCCCCCGTACTTCGGTGCGGTCAGGGTCTGCCCGACCGTGCCGTCTGCTTGTTTGAGTTCCGAAGGCTTGCCCGACCACGTTTGAAACATCTTCCCATACTCCACGCGGAGACTGTCGATGTGTGGCTGCAAGAGCGGGTTGTCAGCCATGCCGAAAGTCTTCCCCTGGTCGATGAGAGATTGCATGGCCTCGATATTCTGAAGGTTGCCCTCCCACCCTTTGAAAACGTAGTTGCCGCCCTTCATCAGTGCGTTGTACGGTCCGGCTTCTCCCATTGCCTCCTGCCAAACCTTGTACTGCGCCTTTTCGTCCTCGGTGGGCTGGTTGGCAACGGAGACAGACTTGTCCATTCGGGCCTTGATGTTCGCCATTTCGTAGGGAAGCATGAGAGCCTTCACGCGGGCCTGAATGTCGGTGTCTGAATAAGGTTTTTTCGCTGTACGCGCGGCCTCGATTTCCTTGTCCAGCGCGATGCGAGCTGAGGCAGCATCCTGCGGAGACATGAGAGGGTAAGACCCTTGCGTCGCCTTGTTGAAAATGGAAGTTACGGCCTGAGAGACCGGAGTCTCGGGACGCTTCTTGTCGTAATAACTGGAGAAGTCCGTCCTGCTCAGACCCTGGTAATCGCCTCCGACCAATGCTGCCACCTTCGCCTTGTATGCCTCATCAGAGACAGCGGGATCGTTGCGCAGGTCGATGAGGGCCTTTTCGATCCGGGGATCAGAGTGAACCCACGGATCCGCCGCCCCCGCAGGCTTCGGTCCTTTGAGATCATTGATTCTGGTGTCGATCATGGACCGCAGCGAAAGCCGTTGCTGGACGGAAAGGTCGGTCTTCGGGTCTTCGATCATGGCCAAGAGAGCAAGTTGCCCCGCGATAGGACCGGGGGCCAAGGGTTTCCCATTGAGTAGGCCGGTGTCGATTGCCGGCAGGAAACTGACGAAGTTCGCTTCCTGGGCTTTCTTCTTCTGCTCGTCAACGAGCGTCATCTGCTGGTTGTAGGAACGAATCAACGATTCCTGATCGCCCAGGGGCATATCATGGTCATCCCCATTCACGCCAGGAAACTTCAGATTGTCCTTGTTCGCCAGCCACGCGCCCCCCGCATCGCCCATGCTCAACGCCTGGAGATAAGCATTTCTCTTTGTGATGTCCTTCCGGGCAAGATCTGCGTATTCGATCCTCTTGGCATCCGTGATCGTTCCATCCTGCGTTGCTAGAGTCAGCAGGTCATCGACGACATGGATGTTCCCTCCCTGTATCGCCGAGTCCACCAGATTGACGAGGTTCTCAGCGCGAACATCCTTCGCCTTCTGAAAGTCAAACCGGGCCAGTGAATCCTTCTGTGCTACGAAACGATCCGCTGCCCAACTCTGAAGAGCATCGCGGACTTTCGGGATCTGAATATCCGAGAGTATCTGCTCCACCCTGGCCTTCCGTTGTTCCTGAAAGAGATACAGGTTCGGGGTCGCCCTCATGTTCTCAGGCACGTCGGCCATCCGGGGGTCTGTCGAGGTGATAGGTTGCTGTTCGATGTTGCGAAGGTCCGTGGCATCCCCGTCGGCGATCTGTTTCATCTTGGCGCTGTACTGGTCGTTTTCCACCTTCTGGATGACGCTGCCGGCAATCTGCACGGCGCCCTCGAAGAGCGTGGCGTAGAAGTTCTTCTGCGCGGTCTGGAGAGAGGCGAGGCCCTGAAACTCAGGGTTCGGCTGGCTGGGAGCCGGCTTCTCGACCGCTGTGGACTGGTAAGTCGGGAGGTTGACGATGCCCATCAGAGGAACATCTTCCCCATCTCAGCTAGCTTGATCCCCCCACCGAGGATCGTGGTCCAGGTATTCCAGTTTGCCGCCTCCTTCGCGTACTGCGCGTTCACGTCGTACTGCTCCCCTGCCTTCATCATGGCGACCTGCGTGTTCTCGCCCGATCGGAAGAGAGTCCGCTTGTCACGTTCCATCGCGTCACGGGTGCTCACCATGGTCAGGAGGTCGCTGCCGGAGGCGTGAAGAAGTGCGTCGGGGTTGCGGATGTCCTGGAGGGCCGCACCCCCGGGGCCCAGGGCTGCAAGAGCATCAATGGCAGCCTGCTTCTTATTGGCCTCCTTCGATCCGTGCTGGTAGATGTTGGGATCATTCGCGGTCTTCGTGAGTTCAGTGCGGTACGCAGTTGCCTCTGCCGTATCCTTGTTCCCCAGGGCGATCCCGGATTCCATCGCCGCGCCAGTATCAACCGAGAGATTCCCCGTCTTGCCGAGGATGACCATCCCCTGTGCCAACTTTTGTTCGGCCTGGGTGGTGAACTGAGCGGCGTTTGCGATGGCCTCGGTCCCGAGGTTCCCGGCATCCCTGCGGGCCATCGTGGCGTTGTACTCAGCCTGTTTGACCGCAGCTTCGTCAGCCGGATTCATTGGCAACCTCCCGGATGCGCGCGTACCTGGTCGTGTCCTGCCCCAGCACGTCGTATGCCCGCATCACTCCTTCGGCCACGAAACCGAAATGCTCGACGAATCGGCAGGCGACCTTGTTTGCCGTCTGCACGTCAGCCTGGAGACGCCTCAGATGGAACTCCGTCTGGAGCCACTCCAGGACATCACGGGTCCAGATCACCGCCTCCAACACGTAGGACCGCCAGAGTGAAGAGGTCGCAAGCCACGCCTCGGCCATCCCCGGCCAGTAGATCGTCGCCCCCGCGCAGGCGACCACGAGGTCGTTCACGGTGAAGGTGAGCGCTGGCCCGTGTCCCAGGCGCGTCCGCGCGGTGCGGATGTGCCGGTCTTCCATCCCCGGCTCACTCTCGGCGAGCATCTCGATGAGGTCCTCCTCGCGGAACTGCCTCACCTTGCCGTCGAAGACGAACCGATGGTGAAGTTGCCTCAGAGGTATCATGCGCCCACCTCGACCTCGCAGATTATCCCGAGCACGGTCTGAGGCAGGGGTTCGGTGCTGGTGATCCTCACCGTCCCGTCGTAGTCGGAGAAACCGTCGAAGAGTTCCCTCAGTCCCTCCGTGTGCTCCGTGGGTTGCTCGTCCATCGTGGGGACCCCCTCGAATGTAATCTGCTTGTCCGGGTGAGTCCCATCGCCAACCTGCGCATCCCCCGTCTTGTAGAACTGCGCGTAGACCTTCGTCACATGCTTCAGCCTGTTCCTGGCCTCGGCAATCTGCATCGGCTCGACCACGGAAGTGAAGGGAAGCCCGACGTGGATCTTGTTGGCATACTCGTCCAGGGTAATCGCTCCCCCGGTGACTACCTCGTTCCCGATGACCGAGGCATCCCCCAGGATCTTCACGGTCTGGCCTTCGAGGTGTGTCAGGCCACTCACCTGGTTGGTCACCTTCTCCACCAGCCCGCCCGATGCGGGGACGCTCTGCCCTGAGAAGTCTATCGCCGTGGTGCCGTCGCGCGTGAAAAGCTGGAAGGTGTCAGTGGCCCGGTTCTTCACCGTGTAGACCACGCCGTTGACCTCCTCTATTCCCGCAACTCCCGAGAAACGCACGAGGTCGTTGTTCGAGAAGCCGTGAGCGACTGCGGTGCAGATCGCGGGGTTGGCGTTCGTGATGGAGGTGACTGTCTTCTGCGCCCCCCCGTCCACGATGATCCCGGCGTCCACGCCGTGGTAGTCCTCCATATTCGCCCAGTTGCGCGGGGCGAAATACTCGATGTGCCGCACGACTGACCCGCCGATCGTTCGGGCGACAGAGAGCCACACTTGGTCTTCGGTTGCCGTGGGAATGACGCAGGCACTTTCCACCAGGCCCGTCATCGTCACTTCCGACCACCCAATCGTGCCCGTCGCCCGGGAGTAGCTCCCCGCCAGCAGTCTCCCGTCGTAGGTCCAGGCCCACATGATCGTGCCGGGTTCCCTCTGGTGCGCCATGCCGAGCACGCCCCAGGTTGAGCCCGCAGCGGGAGAGAATAGGTGATCGCTGAGGTAGGTGATGTCGTCGGGGACGTACTTGTCCGCTGCCTGCTCATACTGGAATCGGAATATCCGCGTCCCGCCCTTCCCGACGAAGGCGCAGAAGTCGTCAACGAGAAGCGCCTGGACTGCGCTGGACCCCACCGATGCCTGCCGGTTGGGCCACCATGCCCCGTCACCCGTGAGGATCGTTTCCTTGCCTCCGACTCGGAAAGGACCCTCGGAGGTCCCGAAGAGAAGCGCGTCCTCGGCAACGATCCAGAGGATCTGTGCATTCGCCTGCACTCGCGGAGTTTTCATCCATGCGTCAGTCGCCAGGGAGGGAGAAGCGTAGACCGTATGATTTCCCGACGTGGCTCCGGTGAAATTGATCGCCGCTCCTCCCGCTGTCGCGCTGACCTGGAAGGTGTTGGCCGTGAGTGCCGCTGCCATCACGTAGTACGTCGTGCCGGCCACCAGCCCGGTCGGCAAGGCTCCCGTTGTTGAGAACATGATCGCGACGTTCGCTGAAAGCCCGTGTGCGGTCCAGTTGACGACGCCCGGGCTGGCGATGGGAGTCATCGCTGTGCCGGCCGCAGTGTAGGAAGTCCTCATGCTGAAGTTCTCGTACTGCGCCACCCGCGAACCCCAGAAGGTTGCAGGGTTGGTGTTGGTCCGCGCGAGAATCAGCCGGTCCTCGTAGAACTCGATGTGAGAGGGATAGTGATCCGCGGTGGAGAACGTCTCCTCCCCTCCCCCCGCGATGAAGGTGACATCCGCCAGGGTCCAGTTCACGTCGGTCACGCGCGTGAGCTTGCCCACCTTGTGGCTGGGATGAACGATGTACATATAGCTGGAGACCTGAGCGACGCGGAGATCGGGCAGTTCCGCCTCGGTGTAGGTCGTGGCCACCTCGTAGGGTGCGCCAAGTGGAACCCCGTTCTTGAAAAATCGGATGTACTGGTCCCCGAACTCCAGGACGATGCCCGTGTTGGGGTCGATGATCCAGGGGACGAGCTTGACCTTCTTGCCCAGCGTTTTCGCCGCGGCGGAGTAGATCGTCCCCGGCCTCTTCTCTGCGGGTCCGATCGGAAGGCCGAAAGCGTTGGTCAGCTCCCGGCACCCCTGCATGTAGAAAGGGGTGTCAGTGCGGGAAGCAAACTTCTGCGAAAGCTCCCCGTATGCGAATGACTTTACGGAGTAGCTTACCCCCATTTATCCGAACCTCGAATCAACCCATGAAGTCGGCTTCAGTGGCGGCTCTTTCGCCCCCTTGTCGTTGTTGCCTTTGGCCGCGTTCAGGATTCCCTGGTACATCGTCATGGGCTCCACCAGGGTCTTCCCGTTCAGCGGTCCTATGAGATCAGCGGCAAGTCTCCAAGCCAGGGCGTCAACGAAGTTCGCGTCGAACATCTTCACGTCCGTGATCCGCGCCACGTACTTCAGGGCCGCGGGGCTCAGGTTCGTGTAGATGATTCTCCCCTCCTCCTGGAAGGTGAACCCCGGGAGTTCCGCGTAGTTGCTCGACGGGTCCAGGAGCACCAGGGGAAGGAGGCACCAGGGGTCAGCGGGCTCAACAAATGGATAGAGGAACTGCGTCAGGTTCGGGTCCGTGGAGGCGGCCAGCACCTGGCGCCTGATAGCGAACGACCAGGAATGGTCGCGAAGGACAGCATCCCTGGTCGGTTCGTAGATGGTTCGGCAGATGGCGGCGCCCTTGGTGGTGTCGGTCACCAGGTCGGTGATCGGCTCCCCCTGCACTCGGCGCAGGGCGATGTTGCAAATCTGGACGTCGCTGTCTGCCATGACTTTTTACGTGGTCGTCCGCACGTCGCTGTCCTCACCGAGGGTGAGGAATGCGGTGATCTTGCCCGCCACCAGCGCGGTGGTCGCCAGGTAATACAAACCCAGCCGCTCATACGGGATTCCTTCGGGTAGCGCAAGGCGCATCAGAAGGCCCGTGGTGAGCATGGCCGAGGCCAGCCTGGCCTGCATGACATCCAGGAAGCCGTCGCCAGACCCGGGGTCCGCCCCGGAGGAACTGACGAGCTTGATGGTCAGCGAGTTCGCCGCCGTTGTGAAGACCGTGGTGAGGTAGATGTTCAGGAAGATCGGATTTCCCCTCGCCATGTCCCTGAGTGCTTTCCCGTCGATGATGTTCGTGGAGATCGCCGAGGCGGTGATCGCCTGATCGCTGGAAAAGCGGAGGTTGCTGTCTATGAGTTCGCCCATTTTCTTCCTCCTTCGCTTACGACACGACAGCTTCGACGTTCGTCAAAGCCTCGGTCAGGACGATCGGGGTGTTGTAGAAGTTGTCCCGCATGACCCCGTACTTGTCGGGCGACATCCCCAGGAGGGCCTTGTTCACCGTGTTCTTCTTAAGCTGGTACTTCGCCTGACGGTTCAGGAAGATGTAGCGCTCCCCCTCGGGGTCGGGCAGGGACTCGATCATCCAGATCACCTGATCGGGATCGACTTCACCTGCGCCCGTGGTGGTGTTGATGTTGCACAACCTCTGCACGGCGCGGCCGTCGTAGACGACCATGCCCATGAAGATGTCGAACAGGGTGATGTACTTGTGAAGTCCCGCACCGGTGGCCGCCACGGTGACGAC